TTTGCGCTTCAGACCTTGCAGCCTCAAGAATTGATTTTTTTAGTCTTAAGAGGCCCTGCGTTATGCTGCTTTCATTTGCGAGCCGTTTTGCTTTTGAGTCCTCTACAGCTTTTAAACGATTAGCTATCTCTAATAACCTTTTTTGCTTTTGATACTCTTGGAAACCAGAAGCATTAGGCCCGATTGGGTTTAGATATTGCAGCGGATCGCCTCGCTGCATTTTTTCCAATTCTAAAAGCAAACGCTTTTGTCTTATAAATTCAGCACTTTTTTGCCTTGCAATTCTATTAGCTTCTTGCCCAAACGTTTGCTCTGCTCTTGCTCGCTGCTGCTCTACTTCAAAAAGTTTTTGTTCTGCTGCTAAAGTTTTTTGCTTAAAGTCAGCAAATTGTTTTTCAGCTGTAAGCTTGTTGCGTAAATAATTTGCAGAAGATGACCCTACGCTAAGTTCTTCTATGTTTTTTTGAATGCGTTCAGTTTCTTTTAACTTATCATTTAGCTGTTTTAGCGCAGCAGTACCGCCAATTTTTAAAGCAATATCTACGTTGTAGTTAGCCACAGCGAAACACGTAGAGCCTTGCGCTCCAGTCTACCGCCCACCCATCGTTCGCGCTCCTCTCCCTGCTTTCGCGCTTTCAATTGCCTTCTCTTGCTGCTCGTTATACAGCTCGAAGTAAGCAGCCCAGCCGACCAGCTCTTCTTGCGTCAAATCACGCGAAAGCTGAGCAACCGTCATGCCCAGCTCTTTCGCCAAGAAGAAAATAAAATACCAGTCGTTACTTGCTTTTGAGGTCTGCTTTCGCTTCCTCCACTTTGTGCTCCGTTCCAGAGTTCAGCATGGCAAGCTGAATGTCTTGGAGGACAGAAGCAGCTACAGCGTTTCTAAGTGCGGCCCGTTCACCATCTTGAAAGAGGCGTTTGCCATCCTCATCCAATGCTTTTTCGATCATCAGGCCTAAAGCAAAGTCGTTGCTTTCCCCAGCATCAACTTTTTTCTGGATCGATTCGCGTTCGTCGATGGTAAGCGGGTGCCAAAACACCTCAAGCACCACCTCGTCGCCTTCTTTTACCTCGTACTTGTAAAGCTGGCTAACGCCAAACTTGTTCCGAAGCAGTTCGGTGGCCCGCATAAATCAATACCGTTTCGATCAATATACTACACGACTGCAGTAAATTGGCAAGAAATGATCCCTAGAAAATGCGCTTTGTCCTCTAGCTCAACAGGACTTGGCCCGGTAACGTCCATAACCCTTGGAGAAACACTAAACGTATCTGTGTAGCCAGTAGCGTTTACTGAGGTCAAACCATCAATAACAGATTCGCTAACCGCAGACAGCGCCGACGTTCCACCTGATTTTGGGACGTAAACGCTGCACTGGATCACACCGCTGTAATAGTCAGACGCAGCGCCTTGATTTTGCAGCGTTGAACGGTTGAAGTTGACGCTCATGACAACGTATTTTTTAGTTTTGCCAGGCGTCGTAAAACGAACGTTGTCATAAACCATTAGGACGGTTTTGTCTGCCGCTGCAACCGCGTCAGTTACAGCCTTTTCAAAAGCAGCGCGAGCATTTACGAGAGTCATGGGTTAAGAGTAAATTTCACCAAACCTTTCATACCCCTTGGGAGAAAACTCTTCTTGACCAGTAAAAGCAAAAATTCTTCCAGCTTTTTTCTCACGAAAAGTTTCTGCGACTAAAGCTCCCATTTCGCCCTGAACATAGGCAGTTATACTATTAGCCTCCAATGAATTTTTTGAAACAAGAGCAGATCTTGCGTATAAAACTGTGTTTCCTATATAAACAGTAGGTTGCTTTTTGTAATTAAAAACTGGCACTTTGTAGCGAGGTCTTACGTCCTCCATTTTTTTGCCGCGTTCATATTTTGACCACGGTGCAAAATCTTTTTTGTTGTCTTTGTTTTGAGGTCTTTGGGTCGAAGCCTTCCAACTTGATGCAAAAAATCCTGTATCTTTTGGGCTGACTTTAGGCAAATCTTTAGCAATCATTTGAATTAAATCATTGTAATCACTGTTTATCTGACGCTCAAGGTCAGTCACAATCTGCCCAATGCCACGACTTTTTGCCATTAGAACCGCACCCTCACGATATAAAGATACTCTTGCCCGCCCCTGTAGGTTTCGATGTTCGTTATTTGGGCGGCTTCGCCTAAACCTGCGAACTTAAGCACAATCTCATCCTGCATGGTTGGTTGGTTGCCGCCAATTTGCTCTGGTGCAATGTAGATGCGGGCTTGTCGTTCTTCTCTTCCCTCTTCTTCTTCAGATCGGATAAATTCAACTGGGCATTTCAAATCAAAATAAGGACGGTCAAACGTTGTAAACGCGCCTTTAGCAACGTCGTACTTTCCGTCAAACTTTCGCGTGTAATCAATAGTCGTATCAAGGCTGTCGCCAAGCTCTTGAACGATTGACTTGGCTGCAGC